GGTTCTGGCAAAGCCATGCGCACGTACAATGATTTGGAAACTGAACGTTTTATGTCTATTGCTCAGCGCTGGGAAGCAGCTCACTTGGAAGCCGCAAAAATGTGTGTAGATTTGGGCAGAGAGATTCATGAAGAATTTGGAGAATATTCGGTCAATGTTAAAAATAAAGATAACATGGAGACTATTCGCTGGAAAGATGTAGATTTGGACAAAGATAGCTACATTATGCAACTCTTTCCGACTTCCTCTCTTTCTAATACCCCAGCAGGTAGACTAGCGGATATTCAAGATCTATTGTCCATTGGCTTTATCGGTAAAGAAGATGGAATGAAGTTGCTGGACTTTCCTGATTTACGTCATTATTACAATTTAGCCAATTCCCCTATAGAGGACATTGAGCGAACCATGGAAATGTTCATTGATGATGGGGAGTACCAAACTCCGGAACCATATCAGAATTTAGAATTGGGTATTGTTAAAATGCAGCAAGCCTACTTAATGTACAAAACTCAAGGTGCGCCGGAAGACCGGTTAGAGTTGTTCCGTAGATGGATGGACGATGCTAATGATTTACTAAAAAAGGCTAGAGGGGAAGCAGAAGCTCCGACTGCCCCTATAAATGCAGCGGCTATGCCACCAGCTGCTCCTGTGGAACCTGGCATGGGAGTACCAGATCCAAACGCTGTACCAGTACCCGTAACATAATAATATAAATGCCGGAATTATCCGGCGGTTGAAAAACCACTAAGTAAAGGATATAAAATGTCAAATGTCATAGTTACGCCCGCCGTAAATGCTCATGCACCGCAGGAACCAGCAGCACCAGTAGAATCTCCGCAAACCCCAGTCGCAGAACCTGCAGCCCCTCAGACAGAGGCTCCAAAACAAGATGATAAGTTTGCTTCCCGATTTGCAGCTCTATCTCGTAAGGAAAAAGAAATTCGGTTGCGAGAGCAGAAAGCTGAGCAAGAACGAAAAGCTTGGGAGGCAGAAAAAAAAGCATTGCAGGAAAAGTTATCTCCATATGAAAATTTAGATGAAGTTGTAAAAGCCAATCCTTTAAAATTTCTCAGTGAAAAAGGGATTACATATGAAGAACTGACTAAGCAGGTATTGAATGACCAGAATCCTACGGCGGAGCGCATGATTCAGAATCTGGAAGAAAAATTAAGCCGTAAATATGAAGCTCAGTTAGCAGAATTGCAAAAGAAAATTGAAGAGAAGGAAGCCCAGGAAGCCGAGCAACAACTGGAACAGCAAAAGCAGGCTTATAGGGCAGAGATCAATGATTATGTAACAAAAAACGATAAGTATGAATTGATTGCGCTTAATAATGCGCAGGAAACCGTATTCGAGGTAATTCTTCAGCACTACGAACAGACAAAGGCAGAAGGAGAGCCGAGGGTAATGGAAATCAGTGAAGCAGCGGATGCTGTAGAAGCGTATTTAGAGGAACAAGCGAGTGCGTTACTAGAAAAAAGCAAAAAGCTTAAATCTAAATTAGGAGCCTCTACTCCTAGTTCTAATAAGCCAGAGGGAGAAAAAAGACAGTCGCCAAGTACACTGTCGAACGCCCAAGCAGTCCAGGCGGTTACAACAGGACAGCGTAATCTATCAAGTGAGGAATCCAAGGCGGAAGCTGCAAAGCTGCTGCGCTGGATAGAATGATTTGTATATTTAAAGGTGCGCATAATTAATAGTTTTGTGCATTTAAAGGTATACGTAATCTTACGTATTTTTTTATGTAATTTTACATAATTTTACGTATTAATTCTAAAACGTGACCGCGTATTTTAAATACGGCTGGATGGTCTGGTCGTATTAACTAGTCAAAAAACTTTAAGGAGTTTATAAAATGGCTGCTTTAGATTTGACCAGTTTTGCTGCGGCACTCAAGGTGCACTACACTGATGACCGCGTGCGAAACATGGTTTATAAGGATTTTTGTTGAGATTGTCCCCCTGTATGGTAACATATAGGTAAACTCGGAGCAATATCGGTGGAGCCTGAAATGGTAATACCGAGATAAGCAGGATAAGTAAAAGTACCCTGCCATCGTAACGCATAGAAAGTGATCCTATGAAAGTTTGCACTCGGTGCCACATTGAAAAAGAATTGAAAAATTTTCAATGTATTAAAAAGAGACGAGGAAAGGTATTAAAAGTACCACAAACGTTTCCAGAGTGTAAACAATGTATTTCCAAGAGAAACGCAAAAAGATACTATGCCAATCTAGAAAAACATAGAGAGGCGAGCAGAATAAGCAAGAGAAAACAAAGGGCAGCTCATCCGCATAAGCATAGATATTATGCTAAACAGAGAAAAGAGTATGTTCAAAGAGCAACTCCAAAATGGGCAGATATATCTAAAATGATTTTGATATATAAAAATTGTCCAAACGGGTATCATGTAGACCACATAATTCCTTTAAGAGGAAAAAATGTAAGTGGGCTTCATGTACCAGAGAATCTGCAATATCTTTCTGCAAAAGAAAACATCTCTAAGGGAAATAAACATAGACTATAATCTTTCCAAGAGTGCTCCGCAACCTACGGGTTGAAAATGTATGCTGAACTTATGAGAAGAAAATCATAAGAAGTAGAGGATAAAAAGCCTTTACGATAACAAATTGAATCCGTTACTTGCCCTAGTCCCTAAAATGGAACAGTTTGGTAAATAATACTGCCACGCTGCTAAGAAATTAGCAGATGAAAAACTGGAGAAAATCGGTGGAACTCATTTTACGATGAAAATACCGAGGTAAATTGAAGAAGTAAAAAACTTCAATCACCGTAACGAGTAGGAGCTGAACCTGATGTATCAGAATAAAACGCTCCCAAGAGTCTCCGGCAACTGAAAAGTTGAAAATGTACTCTGAACTATGTTATAATAAGATATGATAATTAATGTCGTATCTGATAAGACATAGAAGCTAAGGATAAAGAGCTTTAGCGATAACATACTGGGTAAGAATCTTCCTATTCCCATCATTCACGGTAAATAAGGTTGCCGTGATTAAATCGATCAAAATCGGTGAAGGCTGAAATGCTAATACCGAGGTAAGCTCAGAACGTAACAGTATGAGACACCGTAACGCGTACCACTTGAAACTGCTGATAAAGTAGAATAAAATAGTGGCAAGAGTGATCGACAAACTGAGGTTTGAAAATGTACGCTGACCTGCATCGAATAGGTAAAAAGATCTGTGGTAAATGTAAGCAAGAAAGATCTTTGACTGAGTTTAATGGAGATAAAAATTCTCCCGATAAAAAGTCTTGGCAATGTAAAAAATGTCGAGCAGATTATCGAAGGTCTGAACGGGTAAGAGCTAGAACTTCTGTATATAATAAAAAATATGCAAAAGAAAATCTAGACCTGATAAGACAAAAGGAGCGAAGAAATAATTTAAAGTATAAGTTTGGCTTAACTGTCCAACAATACGATAAAATGTTTCAAGATCAGGGCGGAGAATGTAAAATCTGCTCGATAGCTCAAAGCCAGTTAAAAAAGAAGCTATGTGTCGATCATAATCATGACACTGGAAGGATTAGAGGTCTTCTTTGCGACTCCTGTAATAGGGCAATGGGACTTTTAAAAGAAAGTATTCCAGTAATTGAAAAAATAATCGACTACCTAAAAAAAGATGCAGAACTAGAGGATAAAAAGCCTTTAGGATAACAGCCCGGTAGAACCCACAGGGCAGAAGCGCGACTTTCTCGACTGCACAAGCTAATAAAACGCCGTCTAAAATTAAAGACTTCGTTTTAACTCGTGCTCGTGATTACTCGCTTGCTTCAATTGATAACGAAACGTTGGACGCATCTAAAGGTGATGCTAACGCTTTCATGGAAGCTGCAACTACAGAGATCGACGGTGCAATTAACAGCATTACTCGTTCTTTGGCAATTGCTATGTACGGAACAGGCTCTGGCTCTATCGGTCAGATCTCTACTACGACTACTCTAGCTTCTGATACCATTGTTCTTACTGATCCAGAATCAGTTACGAACTTTGAAGTAGGTCAAGTTCTCGTTCTTTCTACTGCTGATGGTGGTGGTTCAGTTAAAACTGGTTCACTCACTGTTAACGGTGTGAATCGTGACTTGGGTACAGTTCGAACTTCAGTTAATATTTCAACTGGAATCGCAACTGCTGCTCTTAGCGATTACATCTTCGTTCAAGGTGACTATGATTTGAAGATCAAAGGTCTTCGCGCATGGTTGCCAGACACTGCTCCTACTGCTGGTGATAACTTTTTCAGCGTTGACCGCTCTGCTGATACAAGCCGTTTGGCTGGTATCCGATTTGACGGATCTGCAATGCCTATCGAAGAAGCGCTAGTTTCTGCAGCTGCACGTGTTAGCCGCGAAGGCGGACGAATTGATTACTGCTTCCTTTCTTATGACCGATTTGCTGATTTGGAAAAATCACTCGGTTCTAAAGTACAGTACGTTAACTTGCAATCCGAAAGTCCAAATGTTGGATTTCGAGGTATCATGATTAACGGACCAAAGCAGGTTATCAAAGTAGTTCCCGATCAAAACTGTCCTTCTACTCGAGCTTTCATGCTCCAGATGGATAGCTGGAAACTTTACACGCTCGGTAGAGCTCCTCGCATTTTGGACTCAGACGGTCTTAAAATGTTGCGAGAAACTTCTGCAGATGCTGTTGAAGTTCGCGTTGGCTACTATGGTCAGATGGGATGCAATTCGCCGGGTTGGAACGCCACTGTCAAACTGGCGTAATTGCTTGATTTAATTCGAGTAGTGTAGCCTTGACAAGGACTTTCTAGTAATGATACACTCATGAACGGAGGTCCTTGTTTTTTTATGTCTAAACGTAATGATTTAACTGGGCAAACATTTAACTCTTGGCAAGTTTTAAGATATGTAAAAACAGAAAATAAAATTCCATTCTATGAATGTAAATGTCTAATTTGCAATACTGATTATATTATTGACGGTAGAAATTTACCCCGGGGCAGATCCAAAAGATGTAGAAAGTGTGCCGATAAAATAAATAAGACTGGTAAGCGAAATTATGGAATACCTGCTCGTGAATATGCTATAAGTAGGTTGCTAAAGGGATATAAAGATGGTGCGACAAAGAGAAATTTAAGTTGCTCTTTAACAACAGAGACCTTTGGAGAATTTATATTTAAAAATTGTCATTATTGTGGAAGACCTCCTAACACATATGTCAACCCGCTTAAAGGATCTTCTTTATCAAAGGAGAAGGAGGAAGAGGGCTGGCTTTACTATAATGGTATAGACCGTTTAAATTCTGACTTGGGGTACGAACCTGGAAATATGGTCACCTGCTGTGTTCAGTGCAATAGAGCTAAAGGATCTTCGAATTATCAAGAATTTCTTAAATATTTAATGGACCTAGTAAACTTCCGAAAAAACCTGTAACAAAATCTCCTATATGAGCAATTAAGCTCATGCTGCCGGGTTTAGCCGCTCGCCAGACTAAATAGGAGGTTTCATGGCTAGTCGTAATTTTAACAGAATGCAAGCTTTAGAAAAGGAAGTTAAATCGCTTTATCTTCAGGTAGCGATTGGTTCCTCAGGGGCTCCCACTCTAACTAAAGGTCTTGGTTCTGCATCCATTGCTCGTAACAGTGCTGGTAACTACACAATTACCTTGCAAGACAAGTATACCCGTCTTATGAGTGCATCCATTACTCAACTAAATTCAAGTGCTGAGGATATTACTATCCAATTACTTGCCCAATCGGTAGACAGTGCTAAAACGGTTCAATTCGTGTGCAAGACTGGCGCTACTGCTACAGATCCCTCATCTGGCTCCGTTCTTTACATCCGTTTGGATTTGAAAAATAGCACGGCTGGTAACTCATGATGGCGATGGATAACAAAAAGAAAAACGTCACGGTCATTTTGGACCGCATGAAGGGCATGAAAGAGGCGCCCATGACTGACGGTGCTGAGGATGATATGAGTCCTGGCTACGATGCGGCTGCGGATGAAGTTATGCAGGCAATCGAATCTAAGGATAAAAAGGCGCTTGTTTCTGCTATGAAATCTTTAGTTCGCATGTGCATGGACGAGGCTGAACCAGAACAAGAATAGGAGCTTCCATGGGCATAACGCTAGCTGAGCTTAAATTACAGGCTCGTAGGCGTGCTGATATGGAGCGCAGCAAGTTCGTTAAGGATGCAGAACTGGTGGAATACATCAATGCGTCCATAGCAGAACTAGTAGACCTCCTTATACAAGCCTACGATTCTGATTACTACTTGGAAAGTTACCAATTTAATACGGTTTCTGGTCAGAACGCGTACGACCTTCCCGATGATTTTTACAAACTGCGTGGCGTAGATGCGCAAATTAATGGTTCAGATTCTTACGCGCTACGTCCGTTTAACTTTAATGAACGTTTGCGGTTCTCGGGCTCCGGTTCATGGACCTTGTTGCAAGGGGCAGCTGTTAGATATCGCTTGCTTGGAAATCAGATCAAATTTACACCGACGCCAGATCAGGCTACACCAATCACTTTGTGGTATATTCCAGTAATACCAAAATTAGTAAATGATTCAGATGAATTTAACGATTTAAATCAGTATGCTGAATATGTAGTTATAGACGCTGCTATTAAAATGTTAAATAAAGAAGAATCGGACGTGTCTGTCCTG